TCTAATAAGTCCTACGTATAATGCTAAAGACTTTCATCAATGTTTAGGGCGTGTAGATCGTTTGGGGGGAATGTCTGAAAGTGTTCAGAGGGTGTTAGTAGCTGAAAAAACTATAGAAACTAGCATAGTTAATTCAATGATGACAAAAATTGAAAATTTAAAGTTGCTTCATTCGCAAAATGACGTATATAATACTACTAATATGGAAGATAAAAAGCAAACTGTCGTCGATGAAGAGCAAGCTCACGCTGAATATGGCCCTTCTTCGATTAAAATGTCCGCCCATTGTCCCGGTTACGAAGGTGAAAGTGGCACTAACCCTGCCGCAGAGATGGGAACTAGGATACATGAGGCATTAGAGACCGGAGATTGGTCTAATTTAAACGACTATGAGTCTTCCCTAGCTCAAGGTTGTAGAAACGCTGAAGAGGCTATATTCGATAGCCACGGCTACTCAGAGAACTTTGGTGAGTTAGATGACTATAAAGAAATCAGGCTTACAATGAAGCTTACAGGCGAGGAGACGTTTGGTACTTGTGATCGACTTACAGTTAACGGAACTGAAGCAGTTCAAATTGATTATAAGACTGGTCAAATGGCTGTTGATGAGCCTCAAGATAACTGGCAAGCAAAGGCGTATGCTTTAGGTGCCTTTCAAAGGTTTCCGCAGTTAGACACAATACACTTTTACTTTATAGCTTGTCGCAGGGATGAAATATTGTTCCACACTTTTGAACGGAAAGATATGGATGAAGTGGTTCACGCTATATCCAATGTAATTAAGAGGGCCAAGAAAGTTAGGGCGTGTTTTTCAGACGCAGACCCTAATGAACTCATTCCTCAGTTAAAGATATGTAACTACTGTAAAAATGCTGGTCGTTGTCCTTCTTTAGCTAAACTATCTTTAGAGACCGCTAAGAAATACGCTCCTTCCGCTAAAGACTTTTTAGATATGCCTGAGGATATTCATGGTAGTGATTGTACCGACCCTAAGGTAATGGCAGATATGTTGAAGGCTGTCCCTATAGTACGTAAATGGGCTGCTGGAGTTGAATACGCTGCTAAAAAGATGGCTATGGAGGATGGTATACAAATACCGGGATTTGAAATTAAAGAAAGAAGAGGTAGAAGATCTATTACATCGGCACTAGCCGCTTTCGGGGCTGTTAAGGATATGGTAGACGTAGAAGATTTCCTAGAAGGAATTGAAAAATTTCCAGTTGGCAAACTGGAGAAACTGGTGTCTGATAAGACCCCTCGTGGTAAGAAAAAAGAAAGGGTATCAGAAGTGATGTCAGAGCTCCATAGACTTGGTGCTATTGAAACCGCTAAAGACTCTCAGTTCTTATCCGAAATAAAATAGTAAATAATAAAAATAAATATAAATAAAATGGCAAAAACATCATTCGCAGAAATGGAAAAAAAGGGTAAAAATAGCCCGGCAAAGAAAGCAGCTTCTAAAAAAGAGGAGGAAGTTGTAGAGGTTACAGTAACTGAAGAGGATCAGGGTGCTATTATAGTACAGGATTCTGACAAGGGAGAGTTGACCCTAACAGATCAACAATTAAACGAGGCTGGTTTAGCTGGGGAGTTTGACGCTTCTGATATAAACCTTCCTAGGATTAACATTGTTGCTAAGACATCAGCACTAGTTGATGAAGGTTTTACTCCGGGAGCTATTGTTCTAAACAAAGAAGCTACCCTAACTCTTAAAGATAAGCCTTTGAGGGTTATTGTAACAAATATGATGAAGCAGTATCAAGAGGATGTTGCTTGGGGTTCTGAGGAGCTTCCTAAAGTGTTCAACACTGAAGAAGAGGTTCACACCGCAGGTTACTCACTTGAGTGGGGTTCTCCAAACTTTTGTAGACCTATTGCTCACATAACAATGTTGATTCAAGCTCCTGAAGGGCTTGAAGAAGACGCTTTGGAGTTGTTCCCTTACGAGAACGACGGCAACTATTATGCTTTAGCTATTTACACTGCATCTAAGTCAGCGTATAAACCAACAGCTAAAGAGATAGCTACTTACGCAGCTTTTGCTAAAGGTAGTGGAGTTTGGACTACAGCGTGGTCTTTCACATCTAAGTTAAGAACCGAGGGTGATGTATCTTGGTTTGCTCCTGTTATGAAAAGATCAGGAAGACTTGATGATGATGAACTCCAGTTTATCGAGAGTATAAAGTAATATTAATTTGGAGTGTTTCTTTCTACCAAGGTGCTTCGTTGTTGTTCCCTTGGGTTTTTTAACACTCCCGAACTAGAAGTAGAGTCAAGGGAGATCCTTGGACAGGGGGAAGTTAGGTTCCCTAGAGTGATCATCTAGTTCACCAAAACCAAATGGCACTGGAAATAGAGTCGAGGGAGAGCCTCGGACAAGGGAGTTTTTCTTTGGATTTCTCCCTACATTGAACATCCAGTGTCGATTTACATTAATATTTAATAATCTAAAAAATCTAGAAACGTGATAAAGTAGCTAACCCATGTACGCAGGTATTGATTACGAAACATACTATGATAAAGACTGCACAATTACAGATGGTCTTCAGAACTATTTAAAACATGACAATTTTGATGCTTACATGGTATCAATATATTGTGATGACAACTTTGCGTGGGTAGGGCATCCCAAGGACGCTCCTTGGGACAAACTTGAGGGGGTTATAGCTCTCTCACACAATAGGGGGTTTGACGAACCAGTGCATGATCATTTAATAAGCACTGGCGTCATTCCCCCAACTAAATTTAAAGAGTGGCACTGCACAGCAGATATGGCTGCTTACTCAGGATATCCGAGATCGTTAAAGGAATCCTTAAAAGAGTCTCTTGGCTTGGTAATGTCTAAAGAAGTCAGGGATAACATGAAAGGTAGGCAGTTTGAGGATTTAGATAAAGAAGAAAAGATAGAGCTCGCTAAATATGCCCTGTTTGATGCTAAGGGGTGTGCTTGCCTGTGGAAAGAGAATGAATCATCGTGGCCTGAGTGGGAGCGAGACCTCTCCAGAGAGACCACAAGGATGTGTTGGGATGGGGTTCCTATAGACGAAGAAGAAATTCATAAGTCTATAGGAATACTCTCTCAAAAGATTTGCGATTCTATTAGAGTATTGCCGTGGACCGAAGCACAGGCAGGAGCTCTTTCTCCAAAAGAATGGTCTGCATGGTGCCGTTCTCAGGGGAAAGAGCCTCCAGCTTCTATGGCAAAGACTGATCCAGAAGTTATTGAGTGGATCAAAGATAACCCGGAAGAGGGTAAAGTTCTTGAGGCGACTCACGATCTTAGGGGAGCTAACTCTCTACTAAAGAAGTTTGAAACAATGGGAGGTAGGATAGAAAATGGCAGGCTCCCATACGGAATGAAGTATTTTGGGGCTCATACAGGCAGAGATAGCGGTGATTCTGGGTTTAATATGCAGAATTTACCTAGAGGTGGTATGTATGGGGTCGATTTAAGGTCTTGTGTGAGGGCTGGAGCGGGTAAAACCCTTCTAGTTTCTGATCTAGCGCAAATTGAGGCACGTTGTGCGGCTTGGTTAGCGGGTGAAGACGACATGTTGGAACTTGCGAGGCAGGGAATGGACTGGTATGAGGCGCAGGCTAGGGCTTTTGGTATGTATAAAGACTCAGCACCACTCAAAATCCAAAACCCAACATTAAGGCACACAATGAAACAGATGTGTCTAGGATGTCAGTTTGCGATGTCTGCTAACAAATTTTCACTCATAACTGGTGTTGAGTACGATGATGCCACTTCAATGGTACGTACTTTCAGATCTAAGATGCCTAAGTTAGTAAAACTCTGGGCCTCTATGGAAAGGGATATGCGTGAATCACATGGGGGAGACTATGAAATTGGTCTCCCTTCAGGAAGAACCATGAAATATCGGCGGGTAGAACTTGAAAAAGGGCTATCTGCTGAAATACCTAGAGGAGGTAAGATGCAAAGATTGAGGTTTTGGAAAGGAACCTTGATTGAAAATGCTACTCAGGCATTTGCCAGAGATGTTTTTATGGATAGAGTACTTGCCCTCCGAAAAGCTGGTCACAGGGTTGTTTTGAGAGTCCACGATGAGGTGGTGATTGAAGCTGACTTGGATAATGCAAAAGAGGCCGCAGAGGACATAGATAGAATTATGTCTGAGCCGCCGGAGTGGTGTAAGTCACTGCCTCTAGGTACTGATGTAGAACAAATGGAAAGATATACGAAATAAATGAAATATTATATACTCGAAAACCACACTAGCAAAACAGCCAAAGTATCACTAAAACATCCAGCAACATTACAATCAAAAATACCATCATTCTCCTCAAAAGAGGGTTTTAGGGAGTGGTGTAAAGATCCAGCAACTAAACACATCTTTTATACCCTCGTTGAGGGGGTAAACCCACATCATAGGGTGTCTGGTTCTAACCCGCCTTATAGAATTTATGGTTTTTGTGCTGATTATGATGATGACTCTCTCCCTAACAAAACACTAAAGGATATCATCGATGGAATGAAGTGTGCGGTGGGTTGGGAGCCTACATACATGACAAAAACCTATTCTGGTAAAGTTAGAGCGGTTTGGGAGTTTTCTAAGGGTCTGCCTTCGGATAACGAGGCTTTTTTAAATAAGTTGTATGATATGTTGCTGGTGAAGACAAGAGCCAAGACTTTGGTGGACGGTTATGACGCTGCATCGCGTAATCCAGCCATGTGTTGGGAGTTAGGTTCCTCTTGGACAAAGGTGTCTGATCCGATTGACGAATTGAAGTTAGAAACTTTATTTTTTGACTGTGCGAAAAAGACATCGGGACCTAAGGGTAAAGTTAGCATACCAATGGATGTTATTCATGAGAAAATACAGGAAGTGTACCCTGATTTTGGTAAGAGATGGACTGGAGAATTTGATGTTGGGTGCAGGGGTCCACTGTTTTGGATAGATGATAAAGTAGACCGGGTAGGTTGTATTGTGCAGTTGGGTGGTATGTGGTGTTACTCGACTAGGGCAGGCAAGTCTTTTGTGTCTTGGTCAGAGATATTGGGTGAAGCTTTTGTTGAACAGTACAGAGAGAAAAAGGTCGCTGAAGCGGTTGCCGATACTTGGTTCGATGGTCAGAAGTATTGGGTGAAGGATGGCAGAGAAGTTTGGAGCCCAGTGTTGAAGGAGGACTTTATCACCCGCCTGAGACTGGCTGGTTTCTCAAGCAAGCCGCGCAAAAAGGGGGATGCCGCTACTGAGATAGACGAAGTTATTGTTTATGTACAAGACGAACGTCGAATTCATGGTGCAGCTCCCTTTTTGTTTAATTTTGATGAGGTTGTCAACGTTGGGCCAAAAAGATATATAAATACTCATGCGCATGTGAGGGTTTTACCTCCAGCAGCCGACCCAAACCCCGAGTTATGGCCTACTTTGTTTGATTGGTTCAACGAGTGGATGGATGACCCTAGATCAAGTCATTATGTGTTTTCTTGGTTACAACACTTTTATAACGGGGCTGAAAGAGGTGACTCACAAGCCGGGCACTCTTTAATAATGGCAGGAGACGCTGATTATGGTAAATCTCTTTTTGCGACATACATATTACCCAAAATATTTAGTGGGGGAGCTGATGCAGGGGCTTTCTTGACAGGTAAGGAAAATTTTAACAAGGAATTAGCAGAAAGTGCTGTTTGGTATGTTGATGATAATGCGTCAGCGTCTTCTTTGTCGGAACATCGTAGATTCAGTGAAATGATCAAAAAGCTGACCGCATCCCCAAAAATGACTGTTAGAGCGATGTATAGAGAGCCTGTAGACATCGAAAGACGTGGACGGGTTGTTTTAACGACGAATACAGACGCTGATTCATTATCTATACTACCTAATCTTGATGGTACGATTCTAGACAAGTTAATGATTGTTAAAATGTCTAATAATTACAAACCTTGGTTTAGGGGGAAAACGCACAGACAAATAGAGGACATAATAGACCGGGAGCTTCCTCATGCTCTTGCATATATCAAAAATGAGTATAAACCTCCAAAAGAGGTTGTTGAGGGAGCTTCCGGCAGGTTTGGGATAAATACTTACCACCACCCTGATATTATATCGATGGCCAAAGACTTATCCGCCGATCAACGTGATTGGGAGATGATTCAGTTTTGGTGGAAGTTGAGGAGTAATGAAGACCCTTGGGAGGGCAATGTGAGTGAGCTTATGGGTACAATGGAGACTTTTGATGAGTTAAAGGTGTTTACCAGAAGTTTAAACAAGATCACATTCGGGCGTACAATGTCCAAGATGACTTCTCAGTATCCAAAAAAGGTTTCAAAACGACTTGTGCGAGGCTCAGTTACGTATAAAATAAGTATATGAATAATCAAATAAGAGAAGCAATACAACGGTCTATAAAAGAGAACATCCGAATAGCTAGAAAGCAGGATAAAATAGACGCTAAACGTGAGCGTAAGAAAAATAAGCAAGATAAAATCAAGGAGTTAGAAAAAGATCTAAGCAGACAATATTTAAGCTCTGTAGAAATAAACAATGATTTAAATGTCGCAGCTAACGTTTACGCTGACGCCGATGATTGGCAGTACAAGGTTAATATTACGTATAAGTTAAATAAAAAAGAGCATTTATTGCAGGCGTCTGTGGGCATAAGTGAAATACAAGACCCAATAGAGTTAAACAGGTTTATAAGAAGTCATGTATTAGACTCTTTGGCGAAAGTCATTACAAATGAAGCTTTTAGACAAAACCAGCGTGTTTTTAAGGGCGTTTCTAAAGAATACATGGGCTAAAGCTTTGCTTGTAGGGTATATTATCCCATGGCCGGGAAAATGCCTAAGTTGATAGCAATATGCGGGGAAGCTAAAATGTACGAAGCTCCTTTTGGGGAGGTGGCGTTATTTTGGGGTGAAAAGCCTGTGGCATTGTTTCCGTCAATAAGGGCTGCTGTTAGATACATTTATTACGAGTTCTACGAAGAGCCGTTTGAATGGCGTGAAGAAAACAAAAAAGATGAAGATCAAGGGCCTGAGGATTGGATTATTTGAGTGGTGGGGATGGTTGAGATGGTTTTTCGCCATCTCCACCACCTTAAGTCATTGAAAATAAAGGTCTTGCAAGAAAGTGGTGGGGATGGTGGAGATGTTTTGGAAAAAAACTTTTTCTGGCGAGTTTCCGGTTTTCGGGTTTAACAGGGGTGGGGCAAAATGATGATTCTTATCTTCTATACTTTTAGGTAAAAACATCTCCACCATCTCCACCACCACCCTTTAAGTCCTTGAGTGTAAGTGTTTTGGTCGTGGTGGGGATGGTTCAAAACATCTCCACCACATCTCCACCATCCCCCACCCTAAAGATGCCGATTAAAAACTTACCTACCCTTTTTTTGGCGTCTTTACCCTTTGTGACAGAAGTTTATGTCATCTTGTTTCAGGCAGTCTAACCGCTTAAACGACGACTTACGGGCCTTATTTTATACGTATACTATGAAAATACGGAAAATTTTTACAGACAATGACTACCTATCACGCCGTAGGAGTTGGGGCTTCGACCCCCTCCCCTCGTGGTGTATGTATACGGCTATATAGTATTACAAACCCGATCTACTACGTAGATCACAACCCATATAAAACATATATGTCTAAACAAAAAACAATAACCTTAAAAGAACTAGCAACGGCAGAAGATCTCTTGAATTCAAGGGTTGTAAATGCCTTCGGACGCAACCCTGAGTTTTATAAAGAAGAAACTTTAGGAGCCATGAGAAACTTAGTGCCATTAGATAAAGGCAATAAGTTTTTAAGATTGCTAACTAAGGAAGAGCTTCCTAAGTCTATTGTTAACAATAGTAAAAAGATGGAAGGCTATGCAAAAGACAAGCATAACTATATTGCTAGGAATGCATTTATTCAGATGATGAAGAATCTGGAGAAAGCATAAAGCTCCTAACAGCAACACAAGCCTCGGACTGAGAAATCGGTTCGGGGCTTTTTAGTGTCCAGATGTTTGTAACTGTGATAGGGATTCATTATATAGAAATAATGAACCGCCCTCTGAAAGCTAGTGCGCTAGCATTCGTGGTGCGCCACGAGATTGAAACCTGATCTTTGATAACTGTAGTAGATGAAATGAGTAGCGTTGCATATTATTGTATGTTTCAACGCACGTTGCTTTGTAGGCACATTTCATTTCAAAAATATAACAAGTAAAGCCCCCATAGTAACATCTCCCTATCACAGAGACTACTATGGTAAGTTAAAGCTGAGTTGAATCCGGGTATCGGTCTCTATTAGAGGCTAAGGGATGAACGTGTTCTCAACTTTAATACTTGTTACGGCAGACACTTACAACACACTTATGCCGTGGAAACGCCAGACTCTGACGGGTTTCCGATGAGGGTTTATGTACATGTGAAAGTATATAGATCACCTTAGATCGTTGTATAGAATTTCTTAAATAGAAGTAAACAGGATGTGGTAATCCTATCCAACTGGAGAACAACACTAAATATTAACTGAACACTATCGATAGGAGATAGACGAAGGAAAACACTTAACTATAAGTATCATTGTGTATTCTACACCTGCACTCAATACTCAACACCCAAGATCCAACATCCAAGTGTTGGGTAGGAGTATTCACAATACTCTGAGTGTAGCCTAGAGCATACAATGCTCGCAACACACTACAAAAACAGTGTGTTGCAATATCCAATAAGCAACATCATTACAATATGAAAACACGCAGTAGACGTAGACGCTCTCGCAGGCGTGTACAAGACACACCCACCAAAGCCGAGAAGGTTTATGCAGGACTTTCGCTTAATGCTAAGCGCAAGCTTGCAGTCCTTCGAGGTGAAGCTGTCCGAGAACGACGTAAGTATATGGACGATGATTACACCAGATCAATACGTAATCAGATTCATGGCAAGCTTGGCGGTTCCAATGGTTACAAGGTATACAA